CAAAGATGTGTGAGAAGAATGCGCCCTCTCCAAACAGTGAAGCGACGCATATCTTCATCGGCGTGCCTTACTTGCTGCCCGAGCCTACTCCCTCGGTCGGAAATTCGCGTCTGAAGCCCGTCCGCCTGTTGCCCACAAACTCCGGGCGGGTCCTCGACTTGCTAAACGTCTGCTCGCCGCTCATCGGAGCCATCCCAGCGAACGATCCGCCGTGCAGCACAGGTGAAGTGTTCGATGCGTCGTGCCCGTCGATCTGAATGTCCGCTTCTTTGCAATCTTCGCGTGCTTCTTTCATTCGGTGGCAATAAGACATGATGTTACCTCACTTTCAAATTTTTTGGGGCGCAACTGACGGGGATGAAAGCCACGCCCCACTCGCTCCCAAAGCACTCTGAGAGATACCGTAGCATAAAACTAAGGCTTCGGGGTACCCCAAAGTTTGTTCGCCTCGTATCCAAGCGCAAGCGACCCGCCGCCAATGGCTGCCTTAATGATTAAGTCTCTCAACTTGTTCTTAGGTTGCGAGGTAGCGAATTCTTTCAACGCTTTTTGCGTGGAGTTCGACGCGTGCACGAGGTCTGTGTAGTCGCGGTCAAACTCTGCGCTTTTGGGAACGACCTTCCGCGTCTCTTTGCTAATTCCAGTGCGCAACTGGTCGGCAATGTCGCCAAACGACTTCGCCTCTCCTTCATTCGCAAACTTGGCGAAGTTGTCCAACCCGCGCTGCACTGTCCGCGCTTCCATCGGAGTCAACTGACTAAGCGGCTTGTTGATTCCAGCCTTTTGCAGAATTTGCAGCAAGCGGGTTTCAGCCTGTTTACCAAGTTTCTTATCTACAATCTCTGAAAACGTATCTTTCACCACTTCTTGAATGTTTACTGTTTTACCCGCTTGGGAAGCCTCCTCTAGAACTTGGTCCAATGACATCCCCGCCTTGTCTCTGGCCTCCATGACCTTAGCGTTGCGTTCGAAAGCGTCCATGTTTTTAAGTTTCTCTTCTGTCAATCCGTACTTCTGCGCACCACGCGCCGGTTGCGCTGCAAATTCATCCAATGATGCTGGGGTTTTCCCAGGCATCACGTCTTTTGCTTCCACGCCGAGAAGTTTGTTGATCTTGGCTAGAGGTTCCACCTTGGGGAACAATTTAGAGGCAACTTTACCAGCGACTTTGGTTCCCGCTACTCCGGTTGTTTCAGCTGCCATAGTCCCAGCCGCAACTTTCGCACCAGTTTCCAGTGCTTCCTTTGGCTTCTTCCCCCCAGCCAATTCTCCAGCACCGTAACCGAATCCAGCACCGGATGACGATGCAAGTGCGCGAATAAGCCACGGTAATCCGGCGGTCGCTTCTGGTCCGAATGCCGCTCCACCACCAATTGCTCCCATCGTGCTTATTGTGTCTTGCGCTTTACGGTGAACTTCTCCAGGAGGAGCGCCGAACGCGGGACGCATTCCACCCTCTGAACTAAATGGAAGATCAAGGAATCCTTGTTTAGATGCTTCCGCTGCTTGAGTGAGAGGTTTCCGAATCGTTTCAGCGGCCTTTACGGTCGGGTCTGGTTTTGTCGGATCGGGCGTTTCTGCTGCCGTGCTGGCATACTTCGCCCACTTGTCGCCACCCGCATCTGTTGTCGCGTATTTTGCCCACTTGTCGTCCGGCACTATTGCACCTTTTTAGCGTTGGGCTTGTCTTTCAGAAACGCTTTTTCCTCATCGGCTGGAATCTCGTAGGTTGTAGCGCCGTCTTTATATTTTACAGTCCCAGTGTCAGAGCCACCCGGCAATGCTGACTTGGGCCTTCCACTCAATAGTGCTTCTGTGGTTCTCCGAGCCGCCTTCAGTTGCATCAACCCTTCTTTGACGGAACCTGTCCCCGCTCCGGGTACCATCGCCACCATCGCAGCGCGTAGAGTGTCGGAACTGCCGGTAATCCCACCGACTGAACGAAGTGTCATGGAATCTTCCGCGAGTGCTTTGTAGTCCGTCAAAAGACGCAATGTTTCATCTGGCGCGTTCGATTTAATTTTGTTGACGATGAGCGTATCAATCAGTCCGGGGTCGCCGCCTTTCAATGCCAACTTTACGATTGCCTGCGTTTCGGTATCCAAACCGTTTGGAAGCCCTTTCAAGTCTTTCTCTACCGCATCAAAGTTTGTATTTAGGCTCCTGTGGACCGCATCGCGGGCCGCCACTTTCTCCTGCTCGGAAGCGCCCGTGTACCGTCCCGGTTCACGCGCCATATCCATCGCGGATACTTCCCGGACTTCTCCGGTAGTCGTGTCCACCACATCTTTGAACGTGTACTGTGCACGAGAACGAGCAAAGGATTCTCCACGAATAGCTTGCAATCTCTCTTTCTGTTTTTCAGATAAATTCTCAGCCTTCATTCCAAGCGCCACTGCGTTTTCATCATCTTTCGTATAACGTGGGTCGCCCGGAGAAATCCATACGCCACCGCGCTGCACTCGTCCCGTTGGTATGGGCGAACCTTGAAGAACTTCCAATTTCCCGTCGCCTACGTATTTCTTTTCTCCTGGTCTCGCCTTCTCACCCGTTGAACTCTTAATTTCGATGTAAGGCTTCGTTGGGTCTGTTTTGTCAGTGGCGACAAGAATCTGCGCTCGCCCTGTTGGGTCCTTCGGGTCGCTGATTGTTTTGACATCGTACTTCTCAGGGTTTGCCTTCTCAGCGCGAATTAATTCCGCTTCCGCTCGCATCATCTCAGTGGCTACCTTCGGATCAGTGACGCCTTGCGTTGTAGGCGCTTTCTCCTGAATCTCCCGCCCCATCGCCGTGCGCTGTTCGTCGCTGAGTTGCGGCTTCTGTCCACCCTGCGCCTTCTGGATAAGGTGCTGGAACATGCGCTTTAATCCACTGGCCGCCTGTTCCTTCTGAGCCTTCGTCTTGTCCTCTTGCTGCTGTTTTGCCGTGACTTTTTTCAGCGCTTCCCCGTATACGGTAGTCTTCTCGGGATTTAACCAATCTTGGTTCAGCGCCTTCGCCATGTTCTTGAGCTTCTTCGGGTCTCCGGTGATGGCGTCTATTTTCTTCTGTGCTGCCGCGATTGCTTGCGGGTCGCCGGTTTGATCGGCCTGAAACTTTTCATTCAACGCAGCCTGGAGGTAAGTCCAATCCCCTTCGGCAGAGAGGAGTTGCTTTTCCTTCTGTGCTTTCACCCCATTCTTGATGCTGGCCCCCAGTGTAGCCAAAAACCGTTGTGTCCCCCATGCGTGGGGGTTGGCTGTATTCATGCCGATGTTGCGGGCAGATTCCACATCTCCCCCAGCAGGAATGGACATCGGCACCGCTGTATTTGCCACTTGCTTGCGGCTGGCAACCTGTTTGATGGCCTCAAGAATCTGCTTAACCTTGTCGCCGGGGTCGCCTGTTTGAGGGGCTGGTGCGCCTCCCTGTGGGCCTGCTGGAGGTATGACAGGCACGCCTCCACCGCTACCGATGCCTGGTATCTGGCCCGGCAGAAATGGAGGAGTCGCTATCTGCTGTCCATCAGGCATTAGCCCAGCCCTCCAATGATGTCGAGTATGCTGGTGTCTGCGTTGGGGCTAAGTTTGGAAACTAGAGACGATATACCTTGCGCTCCGCTTCCGATAATTGGCAATGCGGACGTAATGGAATCTAAGAAGCTCGGGCTATTCGCCAGCGTGCTCTGTGTGCCCTTGGAAATGCCCATCAGCACGTCAAGCGAATTCTGTACCGACTGCTGATAGAGTTGCGCTTCGATCTCGCCCATGTTCAACTGCTCTTGCGACATCAGGTCAGCAAGTCCAATTTGCGCTCCGCTCCCAAAACGATTACCACTTGTAGAAAACTGTTCAACCAGATTTTCCTGCGCTCTCTCGAATCCGGGTTGCAACCCTGCGAGGACATTGTTGACGGCCGCTTGATTGAATCCCCCACCGCTTTGCAGAAATTGCATGATGGCCGCTGCCACGCCGTTACCGTATGTATTCCCCAGTTCATCGTGCAGCCGCTTCAAATCGGATGGCGACATCCCTGCCAAAATTCCGCCAGAAGAAGTCCCTGTCCCTGATCCACCGCTAGTTCCGGGCGCACCGGGAATTGGTGGCGCTCCTCCACCGGGAAGCAAACTTGTAGGCGTATACCCGCCTGTATTTGCTCCAAAGCTCGGTATCACTCCACCACCGTAAGGATTCGGTGCAGGTGCGCCAGCCGGCAGATTTGTCGGTGGTAGGATTGGATTCTGCCCGCTGCTCGAACCAGTGGACGGTACGCTGTTTACGCCAGCGCCTTGTGAACCTGTGGGATTACGACCCGGTAGCAGGGCAGACCAATTCGGGTTTTGCATGGCCAGCACCGGATTGCCGATTGTTGCCATAATCAGTAGCGGTCATAGCCGACTTGTAGCGTTACCGGCGAGAGTCGCTTGTCCCTTTCAGGTTGTAGTATACGCGCCGCAATTAGCCCTGGTCTACCCTTTTCCCCACCGCTTTCTTGATACTCAGGATCTCCATACAAAACATTGTGGATGAACGTCGCTTCATCGTTCCATCGTAAGCAAATCGCCCCACGCTCCGCTGCTGCAAAACACATGACATCGTACCAGTCAGCGGGAATTCGCACTGGAGAATTCGGCAAGCTGTCGGTGAACGGATGCCGCACTTGATAGGGAACGTACACGTTGTAATTTTGTCCCGGCTGACTTCCGAACCAGAACATATCTCCGTAACGTGTGTAGCGAAACGGAACACCACCGGGCGTGAAGAGAATTGTCTGAATGGATTTTGGCGTCATGTAATCCATCGGATAGCCCACTTGGTTGTTTGTCGTGGCCACCAGTCCCACCGAGGTCGCTTGTACTGCGGTAAGGAAAATTACTGGGTCTTCCATGATCGTCATGTCCTCGCCCGGAGCGAGAAACTTGGACACCTGATACATGTAGTTGCTTCCCTGCCACCCGAGTCGTGGGCCAATCGTTACCAGCGGTCCCGGCTTTTGCAGTTCCGGGAAAGGATAGTTCGCCGTAAGCTCCCGAAGGGAATCTCGAATCCATGCCGATGGCCGCATTTCTGGATTAGGTTGCTGCGTTGCGTTCTCTGTTATGTCAGAGCGATTCTGCAAGATGGCAGCTACCTTGTTTATGAAGTCCTTGATGACGTGCGGCGTGCTTGCTGGCGCTTGAATGCTCATATTTTACCCCCCAACCAGAAGCATCGTGGGCACACTGCCGCCAACTCCAATTATTGTTGCAGCGGTAATACCAGCAGTTGTTTCTGTTGGGTCCATATAAATAAATAGACCCTGCGGCCCAATCGGGAAAACCGCTTGGCCTGAACCTCCGGGCGTCACTGCAACTTGAATATTCGCTGTTGCGCTTAAATTTTGAACCATCAACACAAAGGACGGGACGATAGGCAGCGCCACGGCAGTTCCTGGGGTGGTGAAGGCCATAAAATATGGGATGAACTCTAGCAGTTTTGCGCCGAGCGTAGGATTACCAAAATCGAAGTTGACGATCTGCGGTTGGGGAGACAGCAGATTATTGGTTGCTGCGACCACCGCTTGGAGGATGCAGTTTATGTTTGGTGTACTCATATTAGGCCACTTTCGGACCTTTCCGATTTAACACGTGCATTTGCTCAATCAACTGTGCCCGCTTTTGTTTTCTTACCGCAGTCAGGGCTGGGTAGTTAGATATAGATAGGTCTATCGTTGTCAGAAATTCTAGTGCCACACGCGCTTGTTCTTGCTTGAGTATGAAGTACGGATAGCAATTTTTAATCACGCGGCCAGCCAACGCCGACGCAACCATCAAGGAGTATGACGTTTTATGCGTTGCCTTCCTTGGTTTGCGAATGTGAACACTTCCGCCGCACAGTCCTTGGCACCATTCCACCAATGTTCGGTTTGTATTGGCTATTTGTATTCGCAAGCATGTGTACCGTTCTCCGTACCTTACCAGACTTATGCAACCCTCTCCGTCAATGAACGCGGCCAGCCTAGCCCAATCAACCTCACTGGGAATTGAGGTGACCGAAGGTAAATTAGTTTTCATATCAGCACCAGATTATACGTCGCAGATGCGGTTGTACACCTCAATGTTGCAGTGGTCTTTGTCCAAGGGGTCGCAGGAGATCGGTAGATCACTCCACCATTCGTTGTGTCCCACCCGTCAAGCGTGATAGGAATTCTCCCCATTAGATGGTTAATCGTGAAATCGGTATTGGCCGTTCCCGGAGTAACCCCCGTCGCTTTCCACGAGTTCATGTTTTTGTCCTTATCTGCGTTCGACATCGTGGAGCCGTGAGACACTCCTCCATTCAATACCCGCGCAAGCCTCTCGCTAAACCGGGCCAAGTTACGCGGAACCTTTTCATCACCTAAACACGTTGGTTGTGCTCTACTCATTAGTACGTAGTCGTCTCTACTTCCCCTTCCAACCTTAACTTCGTTATAGACAGTGGCCCGGAACCGGGTACACGGGAAATGGATGGCTGCAAATTCTGACCCGTTCGAGTAATCCCCACTACTATCGTCGCAATCCTTTTAGATGCCGCGACAGTCCCCACTGAAACCGGAACGGACGTGCTGACTACGGCTCCCGAATCGTCTGTCCCTGTAATCGTAAGAGTGAACTTCGCTACGCCAAGGTCACGATACGAGATGATGGCGCGGTTCACGGTCGGCGTGCGCCCAGCAATCACGTCCTCTACTTTCCAAGCGTAGAACCCTCCGATAGCGGGGTCGTCAAAGCTCGTCGGGTCTAATGTCCAGATTGCCGCCGTATTGAAATCTAATCCTAAAATGAGAAATAAATTTAACGGTTGCTGAGTCCCGCCGTTCGATGGCGTTGTGACCGTAAATAGAACAGCGTTGCTTGCATTTCCGTTCACCGTGACAACCACATTCCCCGTGGTTGCCGTTCCCGGAACAGTAGCGACAATACTGGTATCGCTCCAACTCACAACACTGGCCGTCACTCCATTAAAAGTTACCGTGCTTATTCCTTGCGATGCTCCGAAATGTAGTCCTGTAATCGTAGGGGATGTTCCAGTCGGACCACTCGTCGGCACGATACTGGTAATTGACGGCGGCGTTCCACCACCACCGCCGCCCGTAACTGTAAAAGTTAGCGCGTTACTCGTCTGTCCGTTGACTGTTACAGTAACTGGCCCAGTTGATGCTCCTACCGGAACAGCGCATAAAATTCTTACTCCTGTTTCAGCGATAGGACTAGCGTCATTCCCGTTGAAATGGATCGTGCAGGTATCGACGTTCAACGAACCTAGATTAGAACCGTGGATAGCAATGGTGTCGCCAACATTCCCACTGTTGGGGCCGAGGCTGGTTATCGTCGGGGCTGGCATCGGTTACACCAAATTCGGAGCACAAGTCAGCGAGTATTGAGCTGGACTCCCAACAATCGGTAAGTCCCATGCTGACCAGTTTTTGTCTTCAAATGAGTACACGTACATCCTTACAAATCCACTCATCGGAATAAGGAGCATGTAGGTCAGGTAGACATACCCGGCCTTGAATTTTGGCGTGATGTTTGCAAATGGTTGAGCAACCGCGTTTGCGATGTCCGCGTATATGGCATCACGCGCCGTTCCTCCAATAGGAGTCGCGTTTGTTACGCTCAATGTATATATGTTGTCGTCTGCAATAAACGCGGCGCTTGGACCATATTGAGCGATAGACCACGGTTGTACGTTTCCGATGCCGTGTTCCGAGGCCCACATGTGGTCGAATGCAAAAGGTGTGACTGCGCTTCCGGTTGGAGCAAACTGCGTTATCCCGTTAGTGCGGAAAATATACCCAGCGATCCCCATTGTAGCGAGACCTGTAATCAGGTCCGGGACATCAAGGAAAGGATTTTCCCCTGCGCTAGTATTTACCGTTGGGTCCCACTGTAGAGGTAGGCCGTTCGCGCTCCACCAGATAAGGTTAGGGAATTTGAATATCGTTCCCGTCCCTTGGTCTTTTACACTGACGTTGGCGAGTATGAGTTGATTGTTTAGTTCTCCGATGAATCCTGCTCCGATGGCGAGTGGTCCAACCATCGTAGGTCCACCGGGAAGAGAACCTCCAACCGTAGGAGAATTGGTTCTGGAAATTCCCGCTGCGGACTGAGCTACCGATGCATCCGCAAATGTCGTTGTGAATACTGGCGCTGTAAGTATCCCGTCCCAGTAGCCCATAAAGGGTGTGATGGTTGGAGGTTTGCTAGGTCCTCCTGGCAGATGTGGCGGCGATGCGATAAATCCTACGTCCGTGTAATAGACCGTGTTCGCAAAGGCGCGGTAGGATACCGGATTTGTTTGCATATTGCCCGGTGCTGCTTGCCCCATATCTCTCCACGGATTACCTGGAAGCAACGTAGGGTCGTACTGGAATAGGTCGAATCCAGACCACCCAACTGTATGGTACGCTCCATTGATGTCGAGAAAAGAAGTTACTCCTAGTTGAAAGGAACCGAACCCGCCAAAGGGCTGCACCAACGCGGGACGCGAGCGAATCTCCGCGTTGCGTAGCATGAAGTTGTTGAAGGAAGGGGAGGCTTTGTCGGAGATGAGTGTTTCTGGTTTTTCTACATCTAATCCCTGGTATGGGCCTTCGTACTCAATCGAGAAGGAACCATCGCCCTTGATTTGGATTGCCAAAGCATCATCTCCGCCTCAGACAGAAATCTGCAACAGACCGCTACCAATCGTATTTAGCACCAGCCCAAAAATAGGGAATGCCTTCATGTATGTCAACGTACCGCTCAGTGCTGGGGAAGCTGGGTTCCATACAATTCTGCCAGTAAGGTCGGTGATCAGAAGGCTGCCAGTAGTCGCTTGGTCCCAAAGCATCTGTGTAACTTCGATGAGTTGCATGTACGCAGCGGTGAGAACATTACCGTTGGCTCCATTGTTGGCGAGTAGCCACTGTTGCGGAGTAATTCCTACCAATAGCGTCGTCGTGCTCGGAACATTCAGTATGCGATACCCGCCACGCCATCCGATTATCGTAGTTCCCTGAACGGAGATGTACTGGTCCTGCACCATTCCGTGCGCTGCTGTCGTGGTAATCAGTGCAGAGCCTTGATTGTTCCGCACAATAGAAGTGATTGCGGCAGACAGAGCTTGGTCGGCTGCGACAAAGTTCCAGGGGTTGCCGGAAATATCGGCCACGTCTACAGCCCTCCGCTGCTTGCAGGCAAGTTAAAAAGTTGCTGGCTCGGGTCAACCGGATTAATAATTTTTGAGTCCGGTACAAGTTCGCGCCGGTCCCGCGATGCTTCAATCGCCACCCGAAATTCGAATGAACCGTTGATTGCATCGTCCTTCACGTCGTTTGCCACTAACAGGCCGTTGTCCCAAGACATATCCTCCAGCGGCCATTTTCGGTTGGTCCGGGCACACGTGTAATAAATATAGTCGCCACGACCTCGCCAAATCATTTAGATCCCGGCTTTCGGAGTGTACGTGCTCCCCGCCTTGGGAGGGAAGGAAGTAATCGGCTTCTTCGCGCTTGGGTCTGCCTCGATAAGTTCGGTTGTGAATACGCCCGTCTGCTTTGCGAAGTGTGCTTTGATGTACGCCATCGCCTGCACCTTGTCGGAGAAATCCCCGCCAGGTCCGCAGGAGCATTCAACGTGCCAAGGGTACTGCCCGCCCCCAGACTTTTCGTAAAGGTATGCTTTGTGCTGCATCGCTCACCTCAAAAGAGACAGTACACATTGTAAAGCATGTTCAGCGTCACGTTCCCGTTGCCGAGTGTGAGCGCCGGTGTCGTACCCACCAACTTAACTTCCAACCCAAGGTTGGCTGCGTTGGTGGCAGCGAATTTAGTCCCCGCTGCTGGCGCTGTATTTGTTGCTACCGTGTCTGCCGCTTGGTCTACAAGGCCAGTCACAAGCATGGACAGTAACGATACGGCCTTCCCTGTGTATTCGATCTGGAAGGCATTGTCTCCTGATGCGATAGTGAACGCCGTTCCCTCAAAATCATACTGGGCAGTTAAGGTTGTAGGAACGTACAAGTATCCAGCAGGAGGAACCGAAATTGTCCCGCCAGTTGTTACAGGTGGCGCAACCAACTGCACGGCGGTTGTCTGAAGCGCAAGCAGTTGCGCGGCAGTTAAGTTAAGACTTACGCTCATGTCAGAGGCGATTGTGCCTATAGACATGCCATTGGGGAATCCAGTGAATGCGAACTGCTGCCAAAACTGATTCAGAGTTTCCGGCGCAATCCCGAGCGTGTTGTTTGAGACTGAAGGAAAAGTCGGCATCAGTTCACCTTAAGTTCCGAACGAAAACCAAGTTCCTCTCCAACTCGTCGCGCCTACACTTTTTCTCATCGTGGACTTGAACAAAAGAACTTCCGTCTTGAAGTCGTCGTCCGTGGAAGCCATCAACTTTTTTCGGTGGTACATCTTCAAAGTGTGCCCTTCTTTGTCCGCGATCAAGCCCCAGCCAAACGGAGTGGTCAAGTAGTTCAACTCAAGGCCGGTCAGGTGCTCGCCCTGAATCCAGTTTAGTTCGTTATTGCCGGACCCCGGAACGCCGCCAGAGCCTAGAAGTTCTCGCACGTTGCGGCGGTTCTGTTCGGCGTGAATGAGGTACTTCGGCTTGACGTGCACCGGAATCCCGCGATCATCCGGCTGCAACGCAATCATCGTAGTTGCTTGCTGCAACGCAGTGTTAGTCAAGTCGGAATCGGGGTTGGGCCGGTTCGGATAGTTCCCTGCCGTATTGATGATGGTTGAGATGTTTGGCGCCAGAGCGGTTGCCTGCGACCCTCCCATCAACGGCTGGTTGATGTTGAATAGGGTCGCGCCGTTTGTGGTGGTGATCGAGGTTCCGCCAAGATTGAACAGTGAAGCGGCGAGCGCCTCATCCGTGTAGAGTGCGGAACGTGCGTGAGACTTTGGCACGTTGTTGATGATGCCGTACTTGTCATCCTCAACCAGTTGCAGGGTGGCTTCCGTCAAAAGTCCGTACTGAATGTGTACGTACTTCCGCGTGCCCCCCTGAATGATTCCGTCAGCAGCCGGAGCGGCTCCTTCCTGCATCATCGGCATCGGCCCGGTGCCCGAGAGTTCATAATCGATCTCGTAGGCATCTTCCGATGTCATCTCGTTGATGTAGTGCGTGTACTGCGGAGCGTGCTCCTTGAGGTCGGTGGCTTGCCAGAAAATATAACGTAACCCAGGCGCAAGAAGCGGGGGAAAAGAATTTCTGAGCATTATGTTTCCGGGCATCTGACAAACCTCCACGCACTTTCGTGCAAGTCGTTACGAGAAAATCTGAGCAACCGCGTTCAGCACCACAAACAAAACGTGTCCGCCAACCGTGCCGACCGCTTCCAGCTGGCCTAGTCCGATCACGCGAACTGCCGCGGTCGCGCCGGTCTTATTTACATCGACGTACCAGAAGCCGGTGAGCGTGTCCTTCGTTAGGCCCAAGGCAAGCCCTACCGTCTGGTTGGTTGTCGCCACTGGGCCGGGGTTGGTCAAACTGGTTCCCAACTTTCCGATGAAAACTGTTTCCGGGGCGGCGACGGCGAATCCCGAAAGGCCGATGGAGATAGGAACTCCAGGGGGCGAGATTACTGCAAGCGACTGCGTTGAGTTGGCTGCGTAATTTCCGATATTGGACCCTAGCCCAGTGATCGGCCCAAATGGTGCTGCGGCCCCAGCGCCGGTAGTCCCAAGATTTTGCGCGGCCACAACCGAGAATCCCGCAATCCCCGCCGCAAGCGTAGTGCCGTCCCAAAGTTGCACACCGCCGTCCGTGGCGTTCACTTGGACGGGAACTCCGATGGGGAAGGTTTGCCCAGCCTCTTCCGGGAGCCATTCCAGGTCGAAGGAGGTTGCTCCACCAGTGTCGCCGTATGCTTCGATTGCGTCTGCGAATGCGGTAGCGGCCATGTGTTGTTACTCCTTTTCCTTTGCCATTACAGAATTGGAACGGTTCGCCTTGCGCCGCGTTTCGTCAAAGGCGGCGGAGTCCATGACTGTCGTTTTGTACCTTGAGGGTAGCGCGCCTGCCTTCATGAATGCGTCCGGGGCGGTCGCTTGGAACCCTGCTATGAGTTGAGCCTTTTTGTTCTTCCGCCAGATATTCATCGGGAGCTTCATCAAGCGGCGGTCGCCACTGCGGATTTCGTCGGAGAATCCTTCTCCGCCGTCCTTCGATTCTTTATCTCGCTTGCGCCCAACCACACTGGACTCGGCGCACATCTTCACGTCGTTGGTGGTAGCGAAGTCCCAGCCGGCAAAACGCAACTCTTCAACGCGCTCATGCCGTTCGGCGCGGTCAAATGCCCAGTAGTAGTGGAAGTCGGTATTCAGGAACTTGTCCACTTTCCCGGAGATCGGCGAGGAGACAAGTTCTGGTTCGATGGTGGTGTCGAATAGGTCGCGGAGTTCCTGATTCCACTTGGACGGGTCATTGCCGTTTCCTTCGACAATGTTCTCCATTATTTTGGCGGGGACGTTTTGGAATGAGAGTGACATTAGACCAGCCCCATTTTCTGCATGTTCTTCAAATCTTCTGGAGTCAACTTGAGTTTTGCGAGTTGTTCCGTAGCTGTCATCGTCCTGCCAGCGCTCTCGTCTCGCCAGTCCAAGTCTCCGTTAGAGAGCGGATTGTCCACATCGCCACTGTGAGAGGCGGCGCCATCTTCGATCACAAACTTTTCCGTCTGCTTCTGGTAGCGCAAGCCATTCTTGCGGGCTTCGCGGCCAATCAATGAGTCGATTGCGTTCATGCACTGTTGCTGGTAGTTAGGAAGGGCTTTTACTTTCCAGTCGGTGTTCGCGCACATCTGACGGAACTCGGGGACCAGTTTTGGAAAGTCGCGTTCGAGTGCTGCGGCTACTTCGTTTTCCGTGATGCGTGCGTTCGTCAACACGGACTGCGCGAAAAGTCCGGTACGCTCTTTCTCTGCTTTTTGCTCGGGAGTCAGTTCGGCGTCTGCGGCGACGGCAGCTCGGCGACGAGCTTCTTCAGCTTCAGCGACTCCCGCGTTTTCGATCTCAGTCCACTTTGTCGTGAGGGTTTTTACTTCGGTGGCTTGCGCTTCAATCTTTTC